ATAGTATGTGAAGAAGTTGGATTAGCAGATGATATACTACAAATTCAAGGACAGAATAGAGCAACAATGATACGCGAAACTAAATTTGGTTCATGTATGTATATTGGTACTGCAGGTAATATGGAAAAAATTACTGGCTCTAAGATAATGTTTGAAGATCCAGAAACATATGATATAGTATCTTACCCTGATGTATGGGAGAATAGAATAAAACCAACAGGATTGTTTATTCCGGCATATTATAGAGATAATGCTTTTAAAGATGAAAACGGAAATACAGATGTAGAAAAGGCATATGAACAAGAGCTTATAAATAGAAAAACATTTGAATTAGCTCAAAATTCAACAGCTCTTGATAACTACATAATGTCTAATCCATTGAATATTTCAGAGATGTTTATTTCTGGAGTTTCAAATGTATTCCCTGTATCAAAACTAAGGGAATTAGAAGCATGGGTAGATACAAAAAATATATTCAAAACATATGCGTCTATAGGAGATATTCAATGGGCAGGTCCAGATAAAAGAACTGTTAGATGGGAAGAAGATACCTCTGCAAGAAGAAATCAGAGACCAATATTAAATTTAAATTTAGATTCTTATAGAGGTAATCTTAATTCTGCAATAGTAATATATGAGCATCCTACAGATAACATACCTAATCCGACATATTATAGTTCTTTATATAAAGTGGTGTATGATCCAGTAGCGGATGATGGAGGTGGTACTTCATTGGCCTCTATTCTAGTATATAAAGGCTTTGCAGAAAAAGATTGGAACGGAGGAATACAAAATGGAATAGTTGCTGAATATATAGGAAGATATGATATTGTAGATGATATACATGAAATTGCAGTTAAAATAGCTACGTATTATAATGCAATGATCCTCTATGAAAACAATTTGCCAGGATTTAAAAATTATTGCTCTATGAATGGTTTCGTTCATAGACTAATGATTTCTCCATATGAGGCAGTATCTAAAAGTGGGATTAAAACTTTTACGAAAAAATATGAATTTGGGGTTCACATTTCTGAAGGTTTAAAGACTCACTGTGAACAACTAATAAGAAAAATGCTACTTGAGAAATACAGAACAACAGAGGATGGGAAACAAGAAGAAAATTTATGGAAAATAAAATCACCAAGATTAATAAAAGAACTTAGTGCATACAGAAGAGATGGTAATTTTGACCATGTATCATCATTAATGATACTGGTTCTATGGCTATCTCAAGAAAAAGAAAAAGTAATTGAAGAACAAAAATTAAAAGTAGATCCTAATAATGATCTTGAAAAATATTTTAAACAAACAATAAACTCTAATAGAAAAAATGGAATTTGGTTTCAATAATAATAATAATGAAATAAACATCTTTAATCAAAGATTATCTTGGAAAGATAAAAAGGCTAATAACTTTGAATGGGCAAAAAAATGTGCTGATTATATAGATAATGTGTACTCACCATTAAACGATAAAGAAAGGGTTCGTAGAATTAAAATGAATTCTGATCTTTTTAATGGTATAGGTTCTGATGCAATGATGGATTATTGCGCAACTCCTGAAGCAATGAGTATTCTATCTGAGGATGGATATTCAGGAGGCTATGAAAATATTCAGCATTATCCTGTTATTGATCAGATAGCTAAATCATTAGTTGGAGAGCAACAATTAAGACCACTAACTCCAATTGCAGTAGACACTAGTGAGATATCAATGAATGATAGAAAAAGAAAAAGGTTGTCATTAATGCAAGAGTTACTATATAAAAAAGTTGTAGAGCCAATTATGCTAGAAGTAACCCAAAAAGTATTACAAGAATTAGGAATAAATGATCCTTCACAATTAGAAGAAACTGAACAACAACAATTAAAACAGCAAATTGATTCTGAAATTAAAAATAAAACTCCGGAAGATATTGAGAATTATATGCGAAAAGATTATAAATCTCCTTCTGAAATACAGGCTCAGGCAATTATAAATTTTCTAATGGATAAATTGGATATTAAATATATTACTGATGAAGCCTTTAAGCAATTAATAATATCTGGGGAAGAGATTTATAGAGTAGGTATTAGACATAACATGCCATTTTTAGAAATGGTAGATCCATTAGGTTTTACAGACATTTCAAGACCAAACTCTCTATTCATAGAGGATGGCATTGCTGCTAAATATGAACAATATGTTTTATACAATGATATATATAATTGGCATGGAGACGAAATAATGTCAAATAAGGATTTTAAAAATAAAATGGATAAATATATTGGTTTTCAGAATTCTCCTGTGCAAATGATTACCGATAGATTGTTAAATGAAGATACTACTGTTTTAGAAAATTTACCTGGATATAAGACTTTGGACCATCAATCTGCTTTACAATCTATATTTAGTAATTATAGTATGTTAAGAAAAGGCGGCGATATAAGATATGTTCATATTACTTGGAAAGCATTACGAAAATTAAAATATATTACTAGAGTAGAGTCCGGGAAAGAAATTAAATTTTGGGTAGATGAAAATTATACGTTTAATCCTTTAAACGGAGATATAAAAGAAGAAGAAGCATGGGTTCCTGAAGTTTGGGAAACAACAAAAGTAGGATCCGGTACAGATGCCATTTATTTTAATACCGGTCCAGTAAAAGGTCAATATAAATCATTAACAAATCCTTGGGATGTTAAACTACCTTACGTTGGAGCAAAATATTCTAAATTAATGGGTAATACAAAAAACGTTGCTCCAATGGATTTAGGAAAACCATGGCAATATAAATTTAATATCCAAATGGCAAGGATACATGAAACCGAAGCTTCAGATTTAGGTAAAATATTCTTAACTTCATTTCATGCTAAACCTAAAAATTGGTCATGGCAGAAATTTATGCTAATGGCTAAGCATGGAAAAATATTACCAATAGATCTTACACAAGAAGGAGTTACTCCTGCAGATGCTCAAATATTTAAAACTTTAGATTTATCTACAGATGATAAGAAAGCAGGACAAATTCAATATTTAGAATTTCTAAGAAATCAAGTTGCAATTGCAATGTCATATAATCCATCAAGATTAGGAAATCAAGCAGCATCTTTATCTGTAAGTAATAACCAACAAAATATACAACAGTCATCATATCAAACATATGATTTGTATAATTTACATAATAAAGTGGTAGAAAATCTATTAAATGCATTATTAAACACAGCGAGAATAGCATTTAAGGATAACGAACATATGAAAACTTATATTTTAAGTGATATGTCAATTGCCGAATTAGAATTAGATCATGAACTATTAGAAAGATCTGAATTAGGAATTAAACTCAAAAATTCAGCCCAAGACTTAGAGAATATATTAGAAGTAAAAAGATTAATGCAACCAATGGTACAAAATGGTTTAATATCTTTTCCGGAATTAATTAGAATGCAGTTCTCAAAATCAGCTTCAGAATTAATGAACATTGCAGAAAACGCAGAAGCTAAAATGATAAAACGTCAAGCAGAACAACAACAAGTACAGCAACAACAATTAGAACAACAAGCTCAAGTAGCACAACAAATGGAGCAAATGAGACAGCAATTTGAATTATTACTACAACAGAATAAACTTGCTTCTGAAGAAAGACAGTCTCAAATTGAGAGTACAAGATTTGCACAACAGCAGGATGTTGATCAAAATAATATAGCAGATGCTAACGAAAGAGATGCTATAAGATTAGAGTTTGAATTATATAAGTTTGATAAAGAATATCAATTAAAAGAAATGGAATTAACATTAAAATATAATGCTAATTCAGAAAAATTGAAAGTAGAGTTAGATAAATTAAAACAGATAAAAGATATTGAGATGAAAAAACTTCAGGATACGCTTAATTTAAAAAACAAAGAAATAAATATTAAAAAATCTCAAAAGAAGAAGTAACATAATGTATGATTTTATAAAAAAAGATAATAAATAACAAATTAATTAATAATTTTTAAAACATAATTAAATCAATTTTGCATGGAAAATAAAATTTTTGAACTCAATCTACCAAAAACGTTTGCTGTAGATCCGAATGAATTTCTAGAATTGGATTCTGATATTAAACAGAGTGAAAATATTGATCTCGATGAATTGAATGATGTAGATAATAATCTTGATAATGATAAATTACAAAAATCTCAAGTAAAAGATGAGAAAACTCTATCAGATGGTTCAGATGATGATAATATTGATGATCCTATTGAATCCTCAGATAGCGATGAAGAAACATTAAGTAATTTTTCAGAAGTTGTTAAATTTGAAATTAAAAATGGATTATTCAATGGATTAGAAGAAACAGATGTCCCTGATGATTTATCGTTGGATCAATTATCTGCTTTATATCACAAAGCTTTAGAGATAAAAGTAGAATCATTGAGAGATGAAATAGTAAAAGATGTTACATCTGCCAATGAACAATATTCTAAATACATTGAATATTTAATACAAGGAGGGAATCCACAGGCTGTTCAGGAGGCCTTGTCATTTAATAATTTAATTGAACTAGATACTTCAGAAGAAGAAAACCAGAGACAAATATTAACTGCTTTAATGGAATATAAACAAGTTCCTAATGAAGATATTGAAGATATTATTGACGGAATTTTAGATAAAGGAAAAGGAGAACAACGAGCTATTGCTGCTATTGAAGATTTTAAAAAGATAGAGAATAAGATTCTTGCTGATTATAAAGATCACGAAAGGCAAGAAAAAGAAAAAGCAATACAGCAACATAATCAATATGTTAATTCCATCAAATCAATTGTTAATAAAGGTGAAATTGGAGGAATTAAACTTAAGAAACAAGATCAAGATAGTATTGTTTCAGCAATGTTTTCTCCGACGGAAATATATGAATATACAAATCCCGAAACAGGTAAAAAAGAGAAAACTAGAATAACAAAATTGCAATTGTTACAATCACAATTACAAAATGATCTCGAAAAACAAGTTGCATATGCGTTATGGCTTTTAAATGGATCGGATTTTAAATTTGCAAAAAAAGAAGGGAGGGAAGAAGAACAAGATAGTTTGCGTAAAATTTTAAATCCAAGTTCTTCTCCTAAAATAAATAAATCAAATAAAAATAAATTTAATAATTTTATTAAAGACCTTGGAGGTCATATTAATTAATAATCATAACAAATGAAACAATTTAACTCTAAATTTAAAATTTACGAAGAACAAACTACCCATAAACAATGGGCGAACTATGCGTCAGAAAATGTGCTTTTACAGAATTACAATAAAGTGCATCCAGTTACTGATTTAACTGGTCCGGTAATGGAATATTTAACCACAAATAGACCTTCTTTAGCTGGTAAAAAGACCCCACTACAGGATTTCTTAATGGCAAATGGTAGTATCAGATATATTGATACTGATGATTTTACTTGGAAGATGAGAGGTACGTCTGATATCAAATCTAAATCCATGGAAAATCTTAATCCGGGCGTTGAATGTCCTGGTATCCAAAATACAGAGTTTCCAATTAAATTGGATGTAGAATGGTTTGTTACTGGAGATAGATTGGCAGTGGACATTAGAAAAGACATACTTGTTATAGTAAGAGGTCTTCCTATTGCTGATGGAACAGGTTATATCTATAATGTAGTAGTTAATGATATGGATGGAAGAACCTATTTTCCTCCTGAACTTTTAGAGCCAGATCTTAATTGGATTAAAATAGACTCTATCTATGGAGAAGCATCTAAAGATTATGGTTCTTTTTATATGTATCCGTCTGATTCATGGTTGCAATTCAAAGGAACTATGACAGATTATGGTAAATCTGTTGAAGTAACTAATAAAGCTCATTCTTTGAATCTCAAAATGGTTTCCTGTGATAATAAAGGAATGGAAACAGATAAATATCCTGCTCAAATTATATCTTTAATTGAAGCTGAATTTATAGCTCAGGCTAAATGGGAAAAAGAATTAGGGATATATTATGGTAGAGCTTTAGGTAATCAAGTAATTGATAAAAGTTCTGGATATAGAATTAGAGCTGGGGCCGGTATTTTAGAATATCTTGAAGATGGTAATGTTATTCCTTATCCCATGAAAGGTGGTAGTATAAGCATGTTTGTTGATTATTTGCAGCAAATATGGCAAGATATGATCCCTCTAAGTGAAAGACGTGTTAAAATTTATACTGGAACAGGTGGTCTAACATTATGGAATAATTGGTTAAAGGCCGAGTACGCTATTTCTCCAGTAATGGCTAAATATGATGATTATGTAGGAAAAGGAGATTCTTTTGGACCTAATTCTGGTCCAGCATTATCATTAAAAAATCCATATTTCAATAATTATCAAGCATTTCCTTTTGGTGAGATTTCAGTAGAATATTGGCCAATACTAGATTCTACATATCTAAACGGTAATGTACTTCACCCTGAAACCGGTTTACCAGTATCTTCTTATGATTTCATTATAATGGATGTTGGTACAGGATCTGGATTAAATGGAAGTAATATTGAATTGCTAAAAAGAGCTAATCAAGAAGTGTTCACATATATATGTGGAGTATGGTCTCCAGCAGGTCCTATAAATGGTGTAAATACTAAAGGTTATGTAGCAACTCATCCAGGTAGATCATACAAATTAACTCATACAGATTCTTATTCGGTAAGGATTAAAGATGTTAGTAACACAGCATTATTTACAATGGATATTGTATAAAACCTTTCCCCAAAAGTCTTTAATTAATAATTAAAAATTAAAGAAAATTAAATATGGAATTTGTAACAATTAAAGCCAAAGTTGGTAGTAAAAAATTTGAAACTAAAGGAAGTGGTATGTATTTCAATACTATTTCTGCGGATGGAACAGTAAATGAAGTATCTAAACAATATAATAATGAAAGGTTTCCTAGATCTTCTCAAATGTTTAGAATTCCGTGGTCATCTTCTAATAGACGATGGTTATTAAAAAACGATGAGGGAAAGGATATTTTAGATAATAATGAGATTGCGTCATTAATTGCTGATGCTAGATTACAGTATCCTGAAAAACATAGAAAATCTGGAGAATATATTACTACTGCAGATATATATGATCCAAATGATGCTTTTTTTAATCACCATATGACAAGAGTAAAGGCCGTTGAGGGTAATGCCGTACTTTCTTTATCTAATCCTATTGATAAATTAGTGTTATATGGACTAAGAAAACACCCTAAATTTGCTACTGCTGGTAATAATAATGCAATTACTTCTGCTGGTGTTAGATATATTATAGTAGATAATATTAAAACAAAAGAGGAGAAAAAAGTTACTAGAAGTAAATCTCTTGAAGCCACTAGTAAATATATGGCATTGACATCTGATATGAAAATGAAAGTAGCGTTAGCAATGGGATTAATTGCAAATGAAAATGTAGATGCAGATATGATAGAAGATGTATTGTATAATGCTCATAAAGATACAAGTATTATTAATGATCTCAAAATATCAAGACAAGATTTATTTTTGGAAACTTGTAATCTAAAACCAGAAGATTTAAATTTGAAAACAAAAATTGCTAAAGCTAAAACTCTGGGATTTTTGAAGAAGCAAGCTGATAAAGGATGGTTATTATTTGGAACTTCTGTTGGTAAAACTAATGCCCAAATAGAATCTTATATGTTAAATCCTGATCATTCAGATTTGATGATAAGATTAGAAGATGCATTTAGAAGTAGTGAAAAATAATGATCAGTGCTACAGTATTACAAGAAGATTACAGGAGACATCTAAATCGTAGAAATACCGATTGTGAAAAATCAATTTCTATTGCAGATGGAGATGCTTATATAAATGAAGCCATAGATGTAATTTTTGAAAATTTTGTAGTTAAATTTGAAACAAATGATTTAATTAGAAATCATTTACGACAATTAGAAGTCATTAATTATAAACTTATACCTGAAAAAAATAGTGATAACTCTGTAAAAATAATATATCCTGATAGATTTTATAAACTATCAAGAATATATATTAAAGTTTGCAATAAAGATTGTAAAATTGAAAGGATTATTCCTGTACGTACAATACAGACATCAGATATAAATAATACTTTAAAAGATCCATATTGGAAACCATCTTTTGCATGGGAGAGATCTTTTGGACATGAGGCTGAGGAAGGGTTTGTTATTTATCATAATTGCGAGTTTGATATAAAAGAAGTATATATAGATTATGTACGAAAACCAAATCATATACAAACGCCTTCTTTAACTGTAAATAAGTATTATATTAATTCTGATAATAAAAAGATCACTAAAAATATTGATCTAGATATTGATAGTACATTTTTTTGGAGAAAAGTTACACGATTAGCTGCAATAAATACCTTATTAGATTTTGGAGATGTCCAAGATTATCAGGCAGAATTACAGCAGCTATTAAACATAGATAAAATATTTTTAACATAAACATTAATTAAAAATGAGAAAAGCTTTTGAAAATCTTTTGTTTTCATGTGGAAATCAAGGATTATATCCTGCAGACCAGGATATCTTTGATTGTGATGGAAACGTATTAGTTCCTCCTGGTAGGCTTGCTATATGGGATCCTAAAACAAGAAAATCTCTTGGACCAGGTATTACTGTTGCTGATTATGATAAGATTGTAATTTCTGTAGGTATTGATCAATATAATTTAAGATCTAATTTTGCTGAAGAATTATATGGCTGTAATATCAAAGCAGCTACAGCAGAGGGATCTAAATGTGGAGTACCACAAATTGTAGATCTAATGTATGGTTGTGTCCATTGTGATGATGAATTTGCAGTTGCAGTTCATGTTGATAATAACGCAACTAAAAATCAATTTCCTTATGGAAAAAAGGCAATTTACACTGCTACAGCTAAATTAGATTGCTGTTCATGTGATAGTTGTGAAAACAACATTGATTGTCATAAACTATCTTGTATCTTAAAAGATCAATTTGATGAAACAAGGAGAGCACCATTATTGAAGAGAAGTACAATGCTTCCTGCTAAAACTAATAAATATCCTAAAGGATTTACTGCACATATACTATATGGAGGTGATGATATAACAAAATTAACTACAAAAGTATTTTGTATTAATCCTGTGAAAGATACTTGTACTGGAGATTGTATTCATGCTGATACAGCTATTACAGAAGTATCTTTTAATGGTACAACCGTTCCTTTGAAGTTTACAGTGGATAGCGCAGATCCTACTAAAACATTGCTATATCAATTAGATTCTGTTGTAAAACAAATTAATAAAGCATTAGATGGTAATGGTTCAGCTGCAGTAACTAAAGGTTTTGGTAAATGCTGTCCTTATAGACTTGAAGTAAATACTTGTTTTACAGATTTTGCTATTACAGGATTAACTCCATGTGAAGAATATAATCCTTTTGCACAAGGAGTTCCACAAGATGAAACTTGTAAAAATTGTTCTGTACCTACTCCTGATAAACATTTTACATGTGGTATTAGATTTATTGCAGATCCTATTGAATATAAATGTGAATGTCATCCTAATTTAAATCCTATTTACGATAAAGGAAATAGAATTGAGGTATTTCCTGTATCTGGATTTACATGTGGATCATGGGCTGTAATTGAAAGACAGAAAGCAGAAATGCCTGAAAATCTAGGTTATGATTGGTTAGTTAGAGAATATAAATCTGAAAATAGTGGTAGAGGAAGAAATCATGATAATTATGAATGGCCAGGATATGGATATAATGGTTTGCCTTTAGACAGAGGTAGAACATCAGGAATATCCCCTTGTGTAAAATGTGCAGGACAATATTGTTCCTATGCTCTTGAGCATACTGTTCCTCATCATGACTTTAGTGTTCATGGTCAATATGCAGAATACAGAGGTAGAACAATTGTATTGATTCCTACTGAAGATTCCATTACCAGAACAGAATTTGAAGCAGTGATTAATCCTTATTTAACATCTCAAGGATGTCCTATTAAAAAGGAAATTACTTGTGGAGTGGATCAAGATCAGATCCAAAATCCTGAATATCCTGATTATAATGGAGATTTACGAGCATAAAACAAACTAAATGAAAGTACATCTTACGCCAGGCACGGCTTTTAAAATAGTTAATGGTGAAAGGATTTCGGTTAATGAAATTGAAGCCCAATCTCCTTCTCCTTGTGAATGTAGACTTGATTGCTGTACCGGAGGTCTTTATATTAAAGACATTGCAACAAAACAACTTAATGTAATTTGGATTGAAAATGGTGTTGTAACTACCGGTACAATAGATGAGTTTAATACTGCAAGATCTTCATACTAATGAATTGCTCATGTATACGTAATAATTTTAACTTCAATATAAAAGTTCTCTCATGTGGGGAACTTTTATTTGAAGATTTATCAGAATGGATGACAGAAGATTACTATGTTATTCCTGATGAATATGAAATTAAAATAAAATTACCATCTGATACTGAAATTAGTATTTTTGTTGATACTGAAAAAGCGACAAAAATATCATCCTCAGATTTATTTTATACTGCTTGTTTTCCAGATGGTGTATATTGTTTTTCAACAGAATCATGTGGAAAAAAATATACAAGAAATAGAGCAATTGTTTGTAATACTGAGTGTAGATTAGCAAACCTAATTAGAGAAGCTTCTAAAGAAAATAATAAAGAAAAGTGGGATGAAGTAATTAAATTAAAAGCATCATTAGATGCTGTATATGCCCATGCAGAGCTTAATAATTTTGAACTTGCTAATGATGAATACAAAATATTAAAAAAGAAATTAGATAATTTAAACTGTAAATGTTAAATGCATACTAATACACCTTGTAA